TGTTAGCCTGCGAGGCTAACCCATCGGCTTTTTGACTTGAAGCAGCCGCGCTTCACACTGTGCGTGAAGGAAAGGCCTTCAGAATTCCCAGTGAGGAATTCGAGCGGGTCTAGGCTTCGATCGTTGAACCACTCGGGATCAACGACCCAGCCTCCTTCAGACGGTCGTGTTCCGACTGTGCCCGCAAGGTCGCTGACCTCACCCACACTGCAAAGCTGACGGGAGGAATCCCTAATGCTTGGCAGTTCTGGCGAAAGGTCGCGTATCCTGCAGTCGCTGACGGATGCGTCAACTGAAGGGTTCGCATGTTCAACTCCAGCTGGACTTGATCGAATAATGCTCCCTCGCCTACGTAGCCTGTTAACCAGGCGTGCGACGGCAACGGAATCATTATAGTCTCGTCCGGCTGAACGAGTGTGAACGTGTTGGCCCCATTTGTTGAGGCAGGCGAGTTCGTCTCCATCAATACTATCCTTTCTTTTGATTGGATCGTAGTGTATCCGCTTTTGCTGGTAACAGTGCAACTTGCCGTTATAATGGCACTTTGTACTGAAAATCCAACTAAAGTGTGATAAACCAGAACCAAGTTCTCTTGATTTTGGTATGGTACGTCTCACCACTCGACTGAGCAGAGTACGTATTGCTTGTGAAGTTGTCCACATTCCTCTTAAATAAAAGAGGTCTGCGGTCGCGTTCCAAGACAATATTTCTTCTGCTCCCCAGTGTCGTAAGTCGTCATGCGGAATCGTTCGGGCATATACCGGATTAACCGGAAAGCCCTTATAGAAATCCGCACCACATGACTCTCTGAAATGTGAATTTCGGAAAGACTTGTTGACGTTAACTTTGAGCAGATAATGCTCTAGGTTCCTTACGACAACGTCCGTGTACTCTACGGGGATGATTATATCATCTCCATAGATATCAATCTGTCTGCTATAATCGCGGACGGATCGTGAACTCGGGCGCCTTCCATCGAGTTGGTGCATCGCACATTGAATAAGGGTGTAAAACACCATTGCCTCTACGGGAAAGCATAAAGCTGAACCCATAGAAGCATACTTACTCAGTACGATGTTCTTCCCGTTAGGAAGCGTAGCATGCAATGAACGAGCGTCCTCCAAGTACTGGAGTAGCCCTGAGGTCTTAAAGATGCGCTGAACAAGGTGCAAATGTACCCGATCAGAAGCATCTTTCAGGTCTAGCGTGGCTAGTCGTTTATCAATGCTGCTACGGTAAGCGAGTAACTGATTAACCCCTTGATCGCGAAAGCGAATAGAGTGTTTAGTCAGGCTATGTTCCTCGAGTCTTTTATATACATAATCCTTAACGGATTGCTGCATATATTGGACATGCGATGGTTCGATAGCAATTACTCGTGGCGTCGTTAGCGTTTTAGGAACAAATACTACACGAACCGGGAGTTCATCCCGGACTCGGAGGTATTCGATTCCTTTGGCGCTTTCGATACCTGTCCCTGTACTTCCGGCTGTTGCTGCAAGCCCATAGTTGGGATAGCAGTGTAAGTCGGAGGGATAGGTAAGCTCCGATCTATGGTTCCACTGACTGATACGATGCCTCTCGTTAGAGAGACGACTATCAGCAGTGACACCAGGACCGTGATGGCAAACAAGATCAAGGTAGTCAATCTCAGGAAATACCTGAGACCAGACGATTCCAGAGATCTTGTCAAGGAGTTCATCCTTATTCTCCATAAGAGAAGTGCCACGGCGGAGTTCGCCTTCTACGTCCAGGAAATGTTCAACAGCGGCTCTATTACGCGAGTCACTGCAACCGATCTTCGGCTTCTTGAAGAACCGACAGATCTGTCGTATCCAAAACACGGATATTGGACAAGATTCTGGTAGTAGCCTACCATCCTTAGCAAACACTCGTTTGAAGAAACCTCCCATAAAACGGGGGAGACTTCCATGTCGCGAGAAAGAACTCGGACATGTGAACGACCCACTTTCCAGACCTCTTTCCAGAGCGTCTGAGAGAGCGGGAAGGGTAATCGCTAAAAACGAGAACCCCTCGTGTTTGTAACGATCTGCGATACGTTGCAGATCGCGTTCTACGGACAAGTCGAGGTCCAAACTAGCATCAGCTAGCAAGGCCTCAAAGACGAGCATGGTCGGTCTTTTCATTATAACCTCCATTTTGATGGTGGAAATAAGACCGTCTTCTGCTTACTCCGACAGTTATCGGCAATATCTCGCATGCAACAGGAGAATAATCGCCTGTAGCAAAAGGATGAGTCCAAAAGTTACTCGGAATGATCCATGATTAGGATCGGAACCGAGATAACTCAGAACTCAGCTCCGAGGATCTTGTCCTGGTTACCACTGGTAAGCCAGGCCTTAAGCGCCTCGACGAGATATTTGATCTCAGTGTCCGTAAATCCAGCGCGTGGCTCGTCGATGACGAGATACACACTGAAACCGATTTCCTTGTTTACCG